GTCACATTAGCAAAATGTGGTATAGAATTTGAAACAACATTACCTTGGAGAGCCGCACTATCTAAAGTAACACCCCCTAAAAGGGATGTTGCTACACCCGTATCAACAACTTCTTTTGTTGATGAGCTGTATCCAATGAAAGTAGCGCCCGCTAATTCAGCTATACGTAAAGGTGACATGTACATTGTTCCCGCGGTACTTGCATCTATAGCAGTATTAGAAGCATTGAACACGATCGTGTTTTCAGCCTGGTCATCCGTAGCGTATTTACCAAACCGGATTTTGGTAGATCGCTCGATGGTCGGTATGTTTTTAACCATTTAATATAAGTATGTATTTTAATTTGCGTAAATAAGACCAGCCATACCATTTTCAATACGAAGTATATTGTAGTTGACTGCGTATATAGGATCACTAATTATCATGGTTTGACTGACTATCTTTGCAGAATCTAATCGACTAAAATTGAGTGTTCCTGTCGGCTGGAGCGAACTCGTCGATAAGCAAAAACAATATAAGAAAAAATCGGGTGACGTAACAAAGTTTGTGTGGTAATAGTTCATAACGTCTATGAAGTGTGGTTTCGCCCACTTGAAATTACCTATATCTAAACCGTTTATTTCAATTTTAATTTTATTAGTGGTTGATGTTAATGCTCCTTCGGTGGTTGTATCTGAGGATGCGAGATACTTGACTGGATGATTAAACGTCAATTCTTGAGAAAGTTCATTTGATGGAATACTTTTTTGAACTTGTGTAATAATTAAATTATGGTTACGCGAAACAAGGTTACCACGTTCTTCGTTATCGAGGTAATAATAGTTTGAATAACACTCGAAATTATAGTTACCTGCATTCGGTCCCCAATGTATACGTAATTCGACGTTATGGTAATGTAAAGCGACTATGGGTAAAGCACACTGTGCACCCTCACAAAAGAAGAATCTAAATGGATAGAAATAGGAACGTGCACTTATACCTGGGTGTGTACCATTTGCACTTTTTGAAACGTTTGTTGCAAACGTATCGATTGCTATTTTTTCGGTGAAAATGGCATCTTGTGTATCAATAACCTGACCACCAATGAGAAGCTCAACTTTGTCTATAAGCGTGTCCCACCTTTGAATATCGAGTGCCTGTGTATTATTATCAATTGTTAGGTATGTATACCCTAACATATCACCTGTTCGATCAAAACGAATAGATGACATAGAATTCGCTTTCACACCTCCCTGAATAGTTTGTTTTTCAACGGATTGTGAAAAGTTAGAATGTCGTTTAAACGTTGACGTAAAAAAAGATATTTCTGGTTCGCCCATAATGTATTCGTCTTGAGCACCAATTGCTATAAGTTGAACAATACCAGATGACATTTATAATAAGAAAAGGTTAAAAATATGCGTTATTTACTACCCCCCTGGAATGGTAAATTTTTTTGTTTACATATAAATCTAAAAATAAAAAAGTTATCGTCGGTACCCGATATAGTAATACCGTCTTGATTTAATAAACTAATTGTTAATCTATCTATTTTTCGTATAGGTGTCGAATATTGTTGTACGACTGGGTAATTGTCTTTGAAAATGATCTCCGAAGCTGCACCATTTCCACTAATCAAACTCCCAAACGAATTATTTACTTTTGATAAAGATGGTTGACCTTCGTACCCATAAATATTTGATGTTCGTTGTGTATAATTTGTATTGAGTTCGTTTATAGATATGTAACATACATTTGAACCCGTTGTTGTAATTTGTGCAGCGTTAAGTCTTACCTGAACGATATTTTCAAGTGTTTCCTGAAGATGTACAGTAAATGTATTTTTACTTACTTGACCTATAGTGTCAACGGTAATCGTATGATACTCGTATTCGAAATCGGGTAAAGTGGATTGACTCGTCACTAAAGCCATTTATATATACTGGAGATTTTACTTCATCTTATAGCTCGCTTGTTCGCGAACAAGTTTTTGTCCGTCACACACACCACCTTTACTGTCGGAGTAGTAGGCATTACCCAAACATTCTTCGGTCGATGGGATATCGAAGAGCGAACCCGTATTGACAGTTTCGATTTCGACCTCTTTACCCTGGTACCCACTGGTACGGAACATTGCGAGAACACACAATATTGCGATGATGATGACGATAGCTTTGATCGTGTTTCTGTTGGTGGCGTTAAGTTTCATTTATATTGAAACAACATTTTTTATAAAGTGCGTTAAAGAGAATAGAATAGTTTCAATATAAAGAGTAATAGTAATGGACGGTGAAATTATTCTTGATCGTAAAAATACGAATGTCATGAAACTTGATGATAACGAACAGGCCCTGATGAACGAAATTGAAATTGATATTCCTCGACGTCAGCCTGTAAAAAAACAAATTTCACAAATGAAAACACAATTTACAGCGCCACAACCACAAATTTTCCAGGAAGATATTGACTCATTTGCGAACCCAAATAAACAAGCACAACCATCTGTACCTCCACCGGAAGAACCTCTTGATTATCACGAATACGACGACGAACCCGAAATGGAGTATGGTGGAGGTGGTGGATATATGATGGAAGAAGAGGAAGAAAAACCATCACCTGGCTTTAAGACAATTGATGAAGAGAAAGCGGATCTTGTTAATAAACTTGGGCGTTTGGAAAAAAAGGGGTTTACTGTGAACAAGCGCTTGAATGCCTATTCCCCTATAGACGAACTTAGAAACGAAGTAAAACGAATTACGTATAGTATAGATGTAGACAAATCGGTTAAATTTGCGAGACGTATGCTTATCGCGTGTACGACAGGCCTTGAGTTTATGAATAAGAAGTATAACCCATTCGAAATTCAACTCGAAGGGTGGTCTGAAAACGTTATGGAAAATGTTGACGATTACGATGAAGTTTTTGAGGAGTTATACGTGAAATATAGAACTAAAATGCACGTCGCCCCAGAAATCAAATTGATTATGATGCTTGGAGGTTCGGCGATGATGTTCCATTTGACGAATAGTATGTTCAAATCGGTCATGCCAAACATGAATGATGTGATTAAACAAAATCCAGGACTCGTTCAAAATATGATGTCTGCCGTTCAAAACACGGTTCCAAAATCGCAACAACAGGGTACACCCGAAAACGGTGAGCGACACGAAATGCAAGGACCTGGGTTCGACATTTCAAGTCTCATGGGTAACATTATGATGCCACCAACACCACCCATGAACACGACGAATATTAAACCACAGGAACAAATTATCGTAGACGATGATGACGACGACGATATTTCGGATATTGCTGAGGCACCAACACCAGGTGACGTTGAAGGAGGTGACGGGGAATTGCGTGAAGTTAAAGTTACCCAGACCAAGACTAAACGTGGTCGAAAGAAAAAATCGGTCGAAATTAATTTGTAAAATATAGTATATGATAGGTTATTGTCCATTAGACGAAGATCCTATCGAAAGGCCGAGACCTTCACGAGAAGTATCAGTCCCAGTCCAGGAGAAACGGAAAAATTCTACTGGTAGAGGAGAAGATACGGAGTGTAATTATGTTGTTTTGTTCTTTATTGCGGGTGTTATCGCCTTAGCAATCATGGACACGATCCCATCACGAAAGTAAGTAAACAAAACTTTCTACCATTCTGACATTTTCCAGAATGGTAAAAAAATTAGTTGTTTTCGAGTGCGGTAACGCGCGCTAATAGATCCGCTACCTTTGCTTTTTCAGCTTGTAATTGTCGATCGACCTCTTGTAAAGCCGCAGTGGAAACCGCCCATATAGCATCTTTATTTAAATTGTTAAAATCCTGAATATGTTCACCATGTATATACGCACCAGTAACGTTAGTAAACTTATCACTATTTTGTATTGTTATAACATTACTTCCCGAAAATGAGAGTACAGGTACGGTGAGGTATTGATCATTATCAGTCGTGATATTTATATTTGACGTATTCGATAAAGTTAAACCTTCAACCGTCGTATCTAAACGAAGTTCGAGTACATTACTATCACTCGTAACACTTACGTTTGAGTTCGTAAGTATATTTGGAATATCACCTTCACCTACTGTAACCGCGTACGGTAAAACGTTTGCGACTTCTTGGGCGATGAAACCATATACGTTACTTGTCCCCTTTTGTTTTTCATCAATATAATTGTATATTTTGGGTTCGAGAAGACGGATTTTGTCGAGTGCAGAACTATCGTTTATATCGACCACATTCTTTTTTATTCGACTATCAGAAAAGGCATTAAACTCACTACAGGCAATTCTATCAGTTGCGTATATACCATAATAGTTAGTACCACTTGCAATACCAGTGCTTCCCGAACTGTTTAAATATCCATAAGACAAATTTACTCCAGTACCCGAGCCTGACACGACAAGTTTCCCTTGTGTTGGACTAGTTGTACCGATACCAACATTACCACTTATACCATCTATCATCATTCTCGAGTTAGACGTACTCGCCCTATAAGATGAACCATTATTTGCCGTTGTTTCTACACAAAAGTGTAAATCCGCGCGACTCCAACCAACTGCGTCTGCTATTATAGCACACTTGGGTTGTGAGGCTGAATCATTG